ACAACATGTTGAAAGTAATAGACTCAATGAATTAATGTCTATTTTAGAAGATACAGAAGGCAAAGTTATTATATGGGCTAACTATCAATTAAGTGTAGGTGAGATTATACAAAAAATAATTAAAGTTTATGGTCCTGATTCCTATGTTCACTACTATGGTTTAACACCACAAGAAGACAGACAAGATTTTATTCGTAAGTTTCAAAATGATCCTAAGTGTAGATTTATTATAGGTACGCCTCAAACAGGTGGTTATGGTATTACACTTACTCAAGCAAATACTGTCATCTATTATTCTAATGGTTATGATCTAGAAAAGAGATTGCAATCAGAAGATAGAGCACACAGAATAGGACAGAAGAAAACAGTCACCTATATTGATTTGATTGCTGAAGATACTATTGATGAAAAGATAGTAGAAGCTCTACGTAAAAAAATTGATATTGCTAGTCAAGTTATGGGTGAAGAATTAAAAGATTGGATCTAAACTAAATCTTTTGCTTTACCAATTACAGGTTTGTATTTTGTTTTACCTTCTGATTTATAAGCGTGTAAATATTGTTCACGTCTTCCTTCAGGTATCCAACTACAGTGTATCCATCCCGAATTGGGTTCTCCTGGAGTGTAGAACTCGAGGATCAATTGATCTGTCTCAAGGTTCATTTTAATCCAATCAGCAACTTCAGCATTATCGACTCCAACACATTCGAAGTCAGCGGCCTCAGCTTTAGCATGCTGGCTGTTTCGACTTGATCCGATAGCAAGACATAAATCTTCACTACGGAATCCTGATGTTACTTTTACTCTACCGAAATGGTCCCTGACAGGTTGCAAAATATTTTCACAAAGTGCTTTTAGTTTTTCTATTTGACCTGAGTTAGGATTGTTATTGATACCCTTACGTATAGCGGTATCTGATTTAATTAATTCTTGTAAAGAAAAATTACGAGATAGGTTCATTTTTATTTAAGCATGTTTAATAAGAGCGCAATACATATTCCAAATGCTCCTCCTATTATCATCTTCTCCATACGTGCTAAGCGTTCTTTAACTTCTTTGATTTGTTCAAAAGTTTGTTTCTGCATAATACGACACAGTTTTTCATGGTCATCTATTTTTTGTAATGCAGATTTTTTAGCCATTATATTGTAACCCCCGTCACAATAGAAACCCGATAGGACTTGCCTATCATACCGCCCAAACTTTTAAATTTGTTTATCATCATGTTCTTCTTGCAATAATTTGTTCTGTTGGTGATAGTAATGCACTCTGTGTTCTTGTCAACCCTGTTTGAGGATTAACATTTTGTGCTACATTTTGTACTTTTGGCATAGGTGTGTTACCTAATGGTGGTGTTTGTATATTGGCTGTTTGTACAGTTGTATCTTGTTGTGGAATACTAGATTGATCTAAATTCATTAACTCTTCTATTTTTTGTAACTCTGTTTTACCTTCACTTTGGTCTAGTTTTTTCTTACCATATTCTCTTACAATATTTCTAAACATTCTCTTTGGATAAAAATAATCTTTTTCTATTTTTTCTCCTCTTTCTTTTGCAATTTTATCAGCTTCTTTTACTCTTTTTTTCATACGAGAATCATAGGCTGTATAAGGAATGTTTTCTCCTTTTAATATTTTTCTTGCTTTAGAAGAAGATATATTTCTATCTCTTAACAGTTTTCTTAAATCTCTTTCACTCACTCCAACTGTTTCAGCATCTTTTAATATAAAATAAAAATCTTGATTAACTTTATAAGTTTCATCTTGAATTTTTTTAAACTCTTCTGCCATTGTTTCAGGTCCTCTGCTTTCAAAATTCTGTAAACTAAAAAACTTTTCTGCAGTTGTAACTGATCTGATGTTTCTATTGTATTCTGTTATCTTGTAGTTCATGGTTCGTGGTACGTCGACATTGATAATTCTAATCCCAGATAACATTGCAAGTAATTCATCTTGTAAGTTTACAGGTTGTCCACCTTTTTTAATATCACCTGTAAAACCTTTTATTAACTTATCTCCTGTATCAATAAATGTTGGTCTTACACCTCTGAATATATGTCCTAGACTTTTCATAAATTTATCTTGATCTGAGTCTGTATCAGAATAAACGGCAGCTCCTGTTTTAGTCACACCACCTCTACCACCTAGTAAAAGATTTGATGGCATTACATCTGACATTTTTTCTAATGCGATTGATTGAGACACAAAAGGATCAATTAGTTTTCTTATTGGTCCGTCTTCTCCAAAGAATAATTTAAACATAGTGTCACCTACATCTCTTTGTTTTAATTTACCTTCTTCTATAGTTTTTATAGCAGCTCTAAATGGTTGTGAAATTACATCGTATGGACTGAAGTATGAAAAGTTAATTGCTTTACCAACTCCATCTTTCCATTTATTTACAGGTAGGATAGCTGCTCTTGAGTCCCACGGTGCTGATAGACTTCTTTTATATGCTTCTATCTGTTCTGTTGTAGTTCCTGTTAAATTTTGAGCTAATGTTGAAACTCCTTTTTCTGCTCCTCCTAAAGTTACAAATGCACCAAGTAGTCTTCTATAACCCATCTGTCTTAATTGTGCGTTAGATGATGTGGCTTCTTTAGCACCAATAGATAATATATTATATGTTGTTCTAATCATCTCAGCTGGGAATGATATAAAGTTACCGAAAGGTAGTTTTCTTAAATCTTTAATAACTTGTGGTACTTTACTGTATGTAGGATAAGTATTTCTTATTTGCCATGCAGCAGCTTCATCTAAAGCTTCGTCTAATGTTTTTGCTTTACCAGTAAATGTATTAAACTTATCAAACTTTCTACCTACAATTTCTTCTGTCCATTTAGCAACATCATCTACATTCTTGTACATAGATTTCATTTGAGATTTTACATACTCATGGCCATACCATTTCCATAAGTTATCACCTCCAGCATATACTCTTGTTGCTGTTTTAATCATTTTTGAATCAGCTAATCTTGCAATTAAACTGTCCATATTTTTTACTTTGGCTCCAGCTCTTATATCTTTTAACACTGCTTGTAGTTCTGATGCTACAATGTTTTCATCAATTACACCTAGTCTAATTTTGTTTTCTAAATTTTTTATAAACTTACCTTCGTCTATTACTTTCCCTGCACCAAATATATCATCTACAACCATTTTAATTGAATCAGTTACAGAAGCTCTACCTCCTATGTGACCATTAGCTAGTGGAAACATACTAGCAGATGAAACGTTTCTTACTTGTGTAACAGGTGAAAGAACTGTTTTACCAAACTGAGTAGCTACTTTAAATTGTAATATGTTTCTGTATACAGAACTTTGTATCCAGTTATCAAATGTACCAGGCGCTCCTTTTAATGCTTTAGCCATATCTTTAGAAGCAAACAACTTACTCATTCCAGTTTTTAATAAACCTAATCCTTTTAAGTCTCCAACTTTTTCTACATCAAACATTCTTCTAGCATCTGCAATTGTTTTATCTTTAAACAACCAACCTTCATCAATACCAATCTTAGCTAACTTATCTAAAGTTTGTTTATTTACAGCTTGTGTAATTGCATGTGATGTAGTCTGTAGTACAGAAGATTTTAAATTGTTTTCTTCTCCCAGTAATTTTTTAATTACGTCAGGTAACTCTTCTCCTGTTCTAATTAATTTATCAGATCTTAAAGTATCTTTAGATATGTTTTGTAAAATTCTTAATGGATCAACACCATCTTGTTTTGTGTGGACCAATATTTTATTCGTTAAACTCTCCGCCATTTCTTGTAAAGCTTGAGTGTCTGTCATGTTTTTAGTTTTTAATTCTTTTAAAGCAGACTCTCTGATGTCTTTGTTTTTTTTCACTACATTTTCTAGTATCCACTTAGAAGCGTTGCTTTTTAATTTATCACTTGCTTGATACTCAGGATTACTGAATGTTGCAAAAGACTTTCTCATATATGACTTTATATTATTTAACATAAAGTTTTTAAGATCACCGTCAGGCAGTAAGTTTGCAAATGTTTTTTTAGTATTAAGTAACTCTTTATTTAAAAGTTCTGCTGTTTCTTGTAATTCTTTTGGTAAATCACTTTTTTTAGTTTGACCTTTTAAGAAAGCTAATACTTTATCCAAATAATAATCTCTACTTGCAGGAGATGTAGTTAATGAATTATATTGTCCTTCAAAACTTTTAGCTAAATTATATGATTTTTTTTCTATAGATTCTAAATACTTTTCTATGGTTCTAGATCTTGCTTTTATTTCTCTGTTTGCTTCTGATGTAAGTTGATATTTTAAACCAGTTCCTTTACCTAATGATCTAAATGCAGATAAAAAGTTATCTAACTTTTTTAATCTTGATTCTAATGGATCACTACTTTTTGTAGAAAACATTCTCCATTTATCAAATGAGGGTAATTGTTTTGCACCTGTCCCTACTTTCAAAGGTGCCAATGCTTTATCAACAACATAACTACTTGCATTTCTAATTGCTTTACCTGCTGCTGTAGATCCAGGTATATTTGCTGCAAGATAAGTTACTGGTCTTACAACTAAAGTATCTACACCTGTTAATGCATAACCTGCCGGTTTCATGATACCATACTTAGCACCAACAGTTGCAATCTTTGCAAGAGGTCTACCTAGTATAGGAAAACCTGCACCTATAATAGTTCCTTCAGCACCAAACCTTAATTTGTTTCTAAACCTTGCAAGCGCTAAATCTCTTCCTTCTAAACCATCTTCACTTTCTTTTTCTAAAACCAAAGGTCCTTCTTCATTTATTTGTCTTGCACCTGATGTTATAAAATCTGTTGCACCAAAAGCAGTTGCCATATAACCAACACGTTTTGCAATGTCTGATCCTTTGGCCGTGGTCCCTGTTGCTTTAGCCGCTGCGTTTGCATCTTTAGCTTTTTTACCTTTAAGAATTTTCTTAGCTCTATTCATTACTTTAAATACAGCACCACCCGGTATACCATATTCAATTAGAACTTTATTAACTGTTCCAAGTAATGTTTCTGGGTCTTGAATTTTATTTTCTTGATACGCTTTATCTAATCTTTCTGTTAAATTTGTATTTAATGCTGCATCAGTCCCTGTAGTAATTAGATCACCAAAAGAATAACCAATGTTTTGTACACCACCCAAAACAGCTTTTTCCATATCTTCAAAAAAATCTATGTAATCTTTTTCTTTAACGTTGTTGGTAGTTGTAAGTTCTTTTATTCTCTCTAATTTTTTAGGGTCAAAAGGGTTTGTGTTAAACACACTGTTCGCAAAATTAGCTGCACCTTTCCATGTGAATTTTACAGGTCTGTCTTTTTTTGTAATTGTTGATCGTAAAGTATCTGCTATGGTATCCTTTTCGATAACAATTCTATTATCTTTAGGCTTAAAGGGCTCCATGTTAAGCTCCTTGTGGTAGTGTCAGATTTACGTCGTACTGTTGATTAAATGATGCGATGTCTTCACCAGTTTGAATATTTGCAAAGTCCATTAATGCTTGTTTACTGTTAGCTAATAATTGTACAATGTCGTTTGATATTTCTTGTGGCAGTCTTGATCTTAGTTCTGTATAAGATAAATCTTGGACTTGTTCTTTAGGAGCTTCTGCAACTTCTGGCATCATTGGATCTCCACCAAAAGCTAAACCTACTCTACCACCATCATTATAATAGTATTTTTGTTTTAATTTATCTATTGTAAAATCTCTTGCTTGTGCTGTACCTTCTTGCATTTGTGGTACGTTGTCTTGTATTTGTTTAGGAGTAGCACCAGGGTTATTTGCTACATACTCATCAATTCTTCTTTTGTTTTCTGTCTGTACATAATCAGCCATTGCATCACCAAATAAATCAGGATCACCAAGTATTGCTGCATATTCAGGTGGTACACCTAACTCTTTTACAAGTACGTTTTGATTAATTGTAATTCTATTTTTTGCAGCTGCAATTTCATCTGGTGTTGATTCTGGATCATTTATAATAGCTCTTTGATCAAAAATAGTTTGTTGAGCGTTTGTAATAATATCTCTTTCAACTTCAGGAGATAATCTACTATCATCTCCAGGTTTTTGATTTTTAATTCTTTGTTCTTCAAGATCATATTCAGATGCTAATGCACCAGAGAATAAATCTTCAGCTCTTTTTATTTCATCATCTTTTTTAGCTAACTGTGCTGCTTGAAATGTTTGAAAAGGTTCTTTGGCTGCGGTTGCAGCTGTAGATAATAAACCACTAAAACCTTTACCTCTAGGTGTTTGTGACATTAAATTTAAACCAAATGATGTAAGAAAGTTTGGTACATTACCTGGTAGTAATCTATCTGATCTTGTATTCTCTCCTTTAAATCTTTCAAGATCTTTCATAGCTCTTTCAGTTGTAGTTAAAGCTCTATCGTACGGATCTGTTCCTTGACTATATTGTTTTCTTGGTTGATCCAAACCTGATGTAATACCAGAGTTTGTAGAACCACCTATTCTAAACATTGGTCTTTTTAATGTTCTAGTCATATTAATTCTTTAATGCGCCGTATATCCCTGCTCCAGTAGCCGCTGCACCTAATGCAGTTTGTAAGAATGTTGGGTTGGGTACTTGTGATGTTTGTGTTCCTGATCCCTGCATTCCACCCATGATTCCTGTAACAAGGTTACCGTAGTTTTGTAATTGTTCCTGTGGTTGATAAGCAGCCATTCTTGTAGCTTCTCTTTGTGCATCAAGTCCGGCTTGTGTTTGCGCTTGATTCAATGCGCCCAATGAACCTAAACGTGAAATATCTGTTCCTTGTAATCCAGGTAATAGCTGAGCTAGACCTTGTTGATTTTGAAACTGTTGTTGTGCTGCTTGTTGTGATTGTTGAAACCCTTGATTTAATAATTGTGCTTGTAAAGTTGCTCTGTCCATATCTGAACCTGCTTGATATTCTGCTTGCATAACACCTTCACGTCCACCACCGAATGCTCCAGACTTTACTGCTTGATCTGCAATTTGTTGTTGTTGCATTTGTGAGTTTCTATCAAACTCTGCAAGTGATGCTTCCATAACTTGTGATTGGTATGGTGACATAAACTGTTGGAAAGCTTGTGGTCCAGTAGCAGCTTGTGCACCTTGTAAAAAAGGTTGATATGATCCTACACCTTGAAGAGCTTTAATTTCTGCTAACTTTTGTAAAGTGTCTTGACCTGCAACTTGTGGAGCAAGTCCTGCTAAATTTTGTTTTCTTACGTCGAATGCTCTTGCAGCATCTTGTCTTGCTTGAAAACCCGCATCTGTTTCACCAGTTGCTCTTGTTAAACTTCCTAGTCCACCCGTTACAACAGGAACACCTGTCATTGCTACGGCTTGGGTAGCTAAATCTCTTCCTATATCTTCTACAAAGGGTGCTGGTCGCGATATTGTGGTTTCTGTCGCCATTATAATACTTCCTCTAATCGTTGTGATGTTTTAAACATTTCTCTAGCGCCATCTAATCCTTGCGATTCCTCTGATACTTCACCTCCGGATTCGAGGTTTTTCATCATGTTATACATGACTTCTGCGCCCTTGTCTATATCTCCTTCACCTGCATTTCTAACAGCATCTGCTGTGAAGACAAATTCATTTTTAGATAATCTTGCAGGTACGTCATCTGCTCTTTCCATTCTACCCAATGGTACAAAACCACCTTCAGCTCTTAAATCCATTTCCTTACCATCCATATCTAATAGAGGCATAGTCTTCTTGGCTACTGGTTCTGCATCTCCACCTTCTTGATAGTTTATTCTACCGCCATCAGCCATTCCTACAAATCTTCTAGCTAATATTCTATTAGGATTGTTTCTAATAGCATCAATATCTATACCTTGAGTTTTGTAATACGCATCAAGATCAATACCATCCTCTTCTTCTTTGCCTACACCTAATGCATCTAGAGCAAAAGGAATTCCTAATCCTAAACTTAAACCACCTTTTAGTGTTGGCATCATAGCACCCCCTCCACCAGTAATACCAAGTTTACCTAAAATACCAGGTGTCATCCTTGCTGTTCCTCCTGCTGTTCCAAACAAAGATCCTTTTAAACCGCTAAGACCACCCATTTTACCCATAAGTGCATTACCACCAAAATATAATAATGCTGCTTTACCTATTGGAGATTTTACAACTTTCTTAATAGCTCTACCTGCTTTCTTAACAAGTTTACCTAAGAAATACATTTGTCTTCCTGATTCAAGGTCCATGATCCCACCTGTCGGATCATCTTCATCTTCCATCATTTCCATCTGTCTCATTCGTCCACCGTCCATGGCACCTTGTCTTATGGCACCTGCTAATGGTGATTGTAATGCTGATTGCATCGGTCCTCCTGGTTGTGGTGCAAAACCTTCCATACCTTGATATGTATTATTTGGTTGTCCAATTGAATTTAAATAATCACTAAACCCTGAAGCACTAGCAGTATCACCAAATGATACTCTATTTCCATCTGGAAGCATCGAATAACTTATAGCTTGTCCCCCAATTCCTATTGGGTTTTCTTTTTTGTATTCATCAAAACCAGATCTAAATTGTTCTGGAACTTGACTAAAAGTTTCGCCTGCAAACGGAGTATAGTTTGCTATTGAAGCTAGACCAGGTTGTCCAAGTGGTTGTTGACTTCTCATAGCGTTTTCAAGAGGAGACATGTTTGGAGCAATTGTTGTACCACGCATACCACCACCTTCACCTAAAGTAGATTCAGCTGATTGTAATCTTTGATTAATTTCTTGTAACATTTGTTCTGCAGAAGATACATCACCACTTAAATCACTTAATCTAGGCATGATACCACCTTGTTGGGACATAATCCCACCTTGTTGAGCAGCAACTCTGCCACCCTCTGCAAGACCTGTGAAATCAAAACTAGAGCCCATGAATCTTGGAGCAATACCTGTGTAGTCTCTAGGATTTACTTCTTCTTCTTCTTTTTTGTCATCAACAAAACAATAAGCAGGTGGGTTGGGTCCTTTACAAGGATCTATTACTTGATCGTCTCCACCACCTGTATTTAAATTAGTCGGATTACCATAAGCATCTATTTCACCTGATTTTCTTTTAGTGTCATAATCACCATATATTTCTTGCATTTCTGTAGGGTCAAGCATTGAAAATATTTCAGGGTTCACAACATTACCATCATATTTAAATTTACCTGCACCTAAAACATCATCAGTAAAAAATTCTTTATTTATTTTAGATCCTTTTGATAAAGGTCCTTCAAGTAAACCTGTTACTAAATCTAAACTTGTTATTCCAGTTGTAGGTAAATCAAACTTGTTTTGAAAATTTTCTAAATTAACTCCAGAAAACCTATCATTCTTTTCCATCATTTGATCAAATACATCTTGTTGCATATCTGTCATTGGTCCTTCTTTATTTGGATCAATACCAAGTGATTTTAAATCTGCTAATTCTCTTGGTGAAAGACCATAGTTACTAAGATCTACAATTTGTCCTGTTCTAGGGTCTAAATAATTTTTATTTTTTGAAAGTATATTGCTTATTCTTTCTTTACGTATTTTTTTATCAGCCAATACTTTGTCACGCATTTTTTTTCTTGTTTTTTTTGCATCAGCTTTGAATTTTTTTTCTATTTCTTTTTGTTTTGCATCCGCTTCTCTTTTTTTTCTGTTTTTATTGTATTCGTCTTGAACTGTTTGATTAGTTACTTGGTAATTACCTGTTCCAGTGTCTTTACTTCCAGATACATCAGGACCTTCAGCGCCTCCATAACTTCCTGCATTATCACTATACCCTTGACCTGTTGGTGAACCAAAGTCACCTTCTAAAGAAGGTATACCACCAGGTCCTCTATTTGGTTTACCATCTAGTGATCCATATAAATTTAAATCTATAAGTATGTCTTGTTCTTCAGGTGTAATGTAAGCTAGTTTTGCTGTTGGTGTATCTGGTGAAGATTTAGCTATCTTCGGTACAGTTACCATTTCTGATGGCATGTAGTTCATAACTCCTGCTTGTTTTACAGGTTCCTTACTACCTTTTTTATAAAGTTGTCTAGCTTGTTGTGCTCTTGTTATTGACATTACTCTGACGCTGCTCCTAGTGGTGGCATTGCTGCTACTTTAATTTTTAATGATCTTGTAATTTCTTCTCTAATTGTAGGAGTGTTTGAATCTGCAATATCATCTTCTGCTTCTTGATCCGAGTTATATTCTACATTAGTTCTTGTATTCCTTAATACAACTTCTGTTTCACATTTTACAACCGGTACTTTTTTACCATTTATTATTGTATATGCTACTTCACCTTCTTCTTTAAATGCCATAATTAATCCCTGTTTATTTCCAATATTGCACAAGTGCCTTCGAATATATTTCCTGAAGCAGCTTGCAGTTGTAATTTATCATTCTCTTCTAACACAATTGAGCCATCAGAGATAGACTTAGAATCTCCTGAGTTTACAGTATGTTCAGCAAATTGAAAAGCAGTTGTTGCTGAATTATCATATAAAAATGCTTTTATTTCTGTGTTTCCACCACCAACATTGGCTGTGTGGATATTCTGTATTATAGCTCTAGAGTTAGAAGGCACAGTGTAGATATCTGTCACATCAGTTGTAGTTAAATTAAATTGTGCGTTTTTATATATATTTGCCATATTAATTTCCTGATTTAAACCAAGTAAATCTTTCCGTTTCTTGTTTTAAATCATTTAAAAATGTAGAGTTTAATTGTTCAACTATTATAGTGATAGCTCTGTTAATTTGTTTTTGGTTAGAAAAATCGTATTCTTCTTTTGGTTCTGGTAATCTTACTACTACTTTAGCCATTATCTACGTCCATCTGGTTGTATATCTATTCTTAAAGTTCCAAAACGCCACGACTCACTAACATCAGTGTTTTCTATCTTAATGTTAACAAATCTTCCTCTGGCCCTAGTGTCCTTTTTATCAGTGCTAGAGTTAATTGTAAAGGGACTTAAAGACGTAACTGTATCTGATTGTTGCGGATAACGTTTAACAGCAAGAGTTACTTTTGCATTACCTTGTAGATCTTTAAAGTCTGGTACGAATCTTCTCATAGATAAAAATACTTCACCAGAAATTGTTGGTCCACTTGATTTACCTTGTGCATCTTTTTGTTTAGCTTGTAGATCAAAGTCAAATGATTTTATAAATGATGTTACAGTTGTAGTACTACCATCAGGATTAACTTGATCGGTTCCTACTTCATGTTCAAATAAAGTTGTTTGACCTAACCCATCTTCTCCGACAATAACTGGAAAAGTACCAACAGCTGAATCATTAAATTTAGTAGCTGATGGTTTAGGATATACACTAGCATCAATCCAAGAAGTTCTAGCTTCCGTTCCTATATACCAAACACCACCTTTCATAGGTTCACCATAATTAAATACAACGTATTGATCATTGTAATCAGAACTAGTTGATGGATAATACCAAACAACTTCAGTGTATAAATTATTTATACCTGCATAAATTTGTTGTCCTTTAGTTGTATCTGCTTGATCATAAACATAATCTTCAACACTACAAGGTAGTGATTTAACCGTACCATCAAACATAAAAAATCCATTAGGACTCATCCAAAAAGCAGCACCATCTATTTCAATAGCTGCATTTTTACCAATCAATCCACAGTTAGTACCCACTTGTTCAAAACCAAATGTAAAAGGTGAACCAATAAATTTCATAGTATATAATGCGTTATCAGTCCAAACTAAAATTGTTTCTTTAGCTTTTAATGAACCCATGATCCGTGTTCCGTCTTGCAGTCTTTGTGTACCCGCTGAATTGATTGCTGTCGGTGTGTAATCATTTATATCTTCTTGATCCGAAAATCTTATAAACATGTCATCTTGAGTTGATGTATCTCCAATAGTTGTTTCTGTTCCAAGATGAATTAAGTGACGTGTTGTAGGTGAAACTAGTGTGACTCTTGTTGCTGTTGGATTATTTGTAGTTTGAAAACCAGATGTAGTTGTTGATGCACGTGTTGTTAATCTGGCAGCAATACCTGCATCCCAAGTAAACGTTTTTCCATTTGCAATTGTTGCAACTAATACCTGACCAAAATTACTCAATGACCATAATCCCGGTTCAAGAGAAACATCAGATGCTGAAGCTGCTTCTCCCCATGCTCCACTGCCCCATGAATCAATACCCCAACCATAACCATAAGATTGTTCTGCTGGTCCAACTTGTTCATAAGGTTTAACTTCTAAACTACCACCTGTTGAAACTGTTGCTGTTGCATTAGAACTTTGTGTAATTGTAAACACACTTGAACTTGTAATACTTGTTACTTGAAATAATTTATCTTCAAAATCAGAATTAGCATAACCCGTACCTACTGGTAGAGTTACATTATCTAATAATACAATATCACCTGCACTTAAACCATGACTTGCTTTTGTTATAGAACAAACAGCAGAGTTATTAGTTGTTGCAATAGTGCAAGAAGATAACGTAGTTTTTAAAGGTGTAATATCATAGAGTTGACCTTCAAAATAAATAATTAAAAACTTATCTGTACCGATTGCAATGTATCTATTTCCATCTAAGTCTACAAATGCAAACTGACGTCTTGCAACACCTACCATTGTATCTGTAACTAATGATGACCAACCACCTACTTTTTCCGGTAGTCCATATCTAAATCTTGTGTTATCACAATCAACCCATCTGTTTTCTGCACCAGATGTGGTGTCTTGTTTATCTATTCCTGGTAGGACTTTAAAATCAATTAGAGCCATGATCCGTGCTCCTATATGTTATCTTTATAAATCCAGCCTCTAGTTGCATTAACATACACTAAAGTAAATGCAGCACCATTAGCTGAAACTACTAAATCTGAAGCACTACCTAAAATATTAGAACTGTTTCTACCGATTGTTAAATTATTAGATGCAAAGTTATTACCTGAATCTATGAAATGTACTTCATTACCTATTGCAGGAGATGCGGGTAAGTTTATTGTAATTGCAGTACCAATACCACTTCCAGAAGTATTAATTAATACTTGATCACCATTAACTGTGGTGTAAGTAGCAGAGGGTGTGTAGTACCCTTTTGTCTGTAATTTCCCTGTAATGTTTGTTCCATCAGAATATAAAACTGTTGTTGATCCAACAGGTAATACAAGACCTGTTCCTGAAACTGTTTTAACTGTAAGTGTATAATTAGAAGCTGATCTTGCTGTTGCATCTTCTACAATAAATACTCTTTCAGCACCGTCAGGCATTGTAACTGTTCTATTAGCAGTTAGTGTTCCTGTTAGTTTGTAGTATAAATTTTTACCATTTGCTGTTGCATGAGTGGCTAAAGATAGTGCAACGTCCGCTCCACCTACCGCAAGTGATAAATAACCACTAGCTGCTTGTTCTAAAATTTGTAAATTTGTATTAGTAATTGTACCCCAGGTTCCTGATTTTTCCCCTGTGGTTATTAGTTCTAGTTTTAAATCTGTTGATGTACTTGATGCCATATTTCTCCTACGGATTATCTGGGTCTATTGGGACCCAAACTTGATTTACTCCTGGTGGTATTGGGTTCCATGATATCACACTTACAGGGTTAGTTGCAAGGTTTATTTGATTACCAGATAAAACTACTGTTTGACCTATTTTAATAACTACATTACCTGTAGATAAATTTACTCTTTGTCCTGTAGGTAAAACAACTGATTTACCTTCAATAACTACATTACCTACTGAAAAGTTTAATCTTTGTCCACTAACAGTTACAAATATACTAACTCCACCTGGATCGGCAAATGGTGCTCCGGCAAATGTGCTTCCTCCAAAATACATTACGGTGTTTGTATCCTTGTCCAAGTTTGTGAGACACCTGGTACTATACCGTCCCACTGTTTAATATTAATAGAAGTTGGTACTGCTATTTCTAATCCTACACCAGTTGTAATTACATTTGCTTTAGCTTGAATTGTAACTGTACCTGTCGATAAATTTTGTCTATTTCCTGTAACAATAGCTGTTGCGTTTGCTTTAGTTGTAGCATTTCCAATCGCTATTTCTACTGCACTTCCTGTAATAGATACATTTGCTTTTGCAACAACTGATACATCGCCTGTATCTAAATTAACTCTTGACCCTGTAGGTAATATAGTTGCAGCTGCAGTTGTTGAAACAGTTCCTGTAGATAAATTAACTCTTGATCCTGTAACACTATATCTAAATGTAAATGTAACTGTACCAGTATCTAATTCTAAAACGCTTGCCGATGGTATAACTGTTGCTTTACCAATTGTTGTTACATCTCCTGTATCTAAATTAACTCTATTACCTGTAACACCAACAACGTCTATAGCTTTTGCTGTACCGGTATCTATTTCAAAAGGACTACCAGTTGTGGCTATGTTTGCACCTGCTGCAATAGTAACACTTCCTGTTGCTATTTCTGTTGCAATACCCGATACACCAATAACATCGGCTACTTGAACATTACCAATTCCAATATTAAATCTACTACCATTTGGTAATATAATAGCTTTACCAACTATACCAACAGTACCTGTTGATTCGTTAATTCTACTACCTGTTACAATCGCTAATGCATTAGGATTAAATCCTGGGTCTGCAAAAGGTGCTGATGCAAATGAAGTTCCGCCAAAAAACATAAATATAAATCCTTAAAAGGAGACAGGGGGTATGTGGTGGTGCCCTGCCTCCATCTAAAGATTATATCATCGTTTAAACCAAGAAGGAAGACCTAA